TCGATGGTACACAGAGTCCTGACGGACTATCGCTTGTGACAGCAAATATGCTGGATATGCTCCGAGAGGCTATACTACCGATGAATCATTATGGTGTATGGCATTGCGACTTGAAGTCATACAACATCCTCGTCCACGCAGATACTGGAGGTGTCACAATGATAGACTGGGGGATGATGAAGACACGTACAGATTTGGCTGGTCCTCGTCCACTTGATTGGCACTTCATGTGGAATGCCCCATTTGCAGGGACGATGATAAAGGGAATAGAGGAGGCTGGCAGGCCATACATACTGACAAAAGACGACGTAATAACGATCATGACTGGTCAAGGCAATTACGACGTCCACTTGCAACACACTATGGCTACCATCCAGAGGGCCCTGTGGGTATTAGGCCTGCCTAGCGAACCAGATAACGTATTTCAAGTTATCGATCGTTACCAGAATGCAGCCTTGGCAGTTCTAAATGGTGACCAAGCACCAACAGCTGGGATCACGGCTCCGGACGTTATACGGCTGAAGGTTTGGTTTTTCGAGAACGTGGATAAGTGGGGGTTCGTATGTTCTTTCCTACCTCTGATCTACAGTCAGGATCCGAATATCTCTAGGCCAGCAGCAGAAGCATTTATATACATGTTCGCTACCGAGGTGGGCCAAGGGGATGTGGTAATACCAGGAGGTGCGAGCCCAGCAGGTATCAATCCTGATATTTTAACTGCGGTGTTAGGTAGATACATGCTACACGGCGAACCTATGGAGGAGGGACCTGGAGGCGGACGAGGTGGAAAGAAGCTGCGCGGAAAGAAGCTGCGCGGAAAGAAGGTGCGTGGGAAAAAGACACGTGGAAAGATGGTGCGTGGAAGGAAGACGCGTGGCAAGAAGAGACGACCCACTAGGCGAAGACAATAAAAGCTAACTATAGAGTAGATGCCATCAAAGACCAGAACAAGAAACGGGCAAGGCAGCCAAAAGCGTAGAAGGAAATCCCACGCGTCAAGAAAGCAAGCTAACACTGAGAAGGGTGGCGCGGCAATTGCGGAAGGCGGATATGGGTGCGTCTTCCATCCGGCTATTGCCTGTGATGGTGATCCGCAGTACGCAGGCGACAATGCATACATTAGCAAATTGATGACCACTGAAGCGGCAGATGATGAGATGAAGGAGTCAGAGGACGTAAGACGCATAGTAGGAAGTGCTGGGCTACCAATCAAGTTCTTCGGTGTGCCTGGGCACAAATGTGGGTATATACCAGGTTCGATTGGTGCCAATGAGTTGGCCGACTTCACAGAGCCAGTGTCTGGGAGAAGGCAGAAGAGTGTGAAGTGTCGAGCGATCCAGGACGCTGCGGCCAAGCCTGCCGATTTCTCGATACTACAGTCTAGGTATGGAGGGCCCGATCTCTACACCACGTTTAACGATGTAGTCGCCGGAGCTGCGAGCAAAACGGTTGTAGCCACTGCTACTAGGTCTATGCTCGAGATGCTGGCAGCAGCCATCGTGCCGATGAATGAGGCTGGACTTTGGCATTGCGACCTAAAGAGTGAGAATGTCTTATGTAGTCCAGATGGTAGCGACGTAATGATGATTGACTGGGGACTGATGAGAACTGCTAAGACACAGAACGACTATAGTTGGGAATCACAGCAGTGGAACAACCCATTAGCCACTTTGTATATCGCTGGATTGCTGCATGATGGAAGACCCATTATGATTACGCCGCGAATGGTGAAGGATCTCGCGACGAAGGATCTCCCACCTGATGCACCATCGTTCTTACAGCACATCAAATTCACAGTGAAGGTCATTGCGAATGCTCTCCGCGCAACTGGTGGAGAGAGAGTAACATTTGAGTCTATATTCAGTGTCATAGGTCAATACTACAACGAATTGTCTAGGATGTACCAGTCAACAGAGGCATCAAGCGGCAGGCAAGCCGCGATCGAGGAGCTCAAAGAGCTATACTTCGAGAACGTGGACCTTTGGGGGTTCGTATGTTGCTTCGTGCCACTGCTGATGTCGCGAGATCCAGAGCTATCTGAACCCGCTGCACGTGCGTACTTATACCTTTTCAGAGAAGGAGCTGGTCCAGGCGGTATTGAACCAGATGCAATTCGTGCGATACTATCAGCCTATATACCCGCGCAGCGACCTAGCATTGCCCAGCAAGGGCCGTTAGCTGCGGTGAGACAGTTGGCTGTGGTTCCAGTGTATGTCGCGACTCGCATTGGCGGACGAGGACGCGCGCGTAGTAACTGCCGTCGTGGCCGCAAGCGAACAAAAGCGCGCCGTACGAGGCGGAAGTGATAAGGATCTTTCATATTGATGTGTTCGTGCCGTCAATACGAAAAGAAATGGGCCGAAGCCCTTCTCGTTTTTGTTTTTTTTTGTGTTTTTTTGTGTTACTTACCTTCGTTGTTTTAGCGAGCTGGCTTAGGAGATGCTGTCGTTCTCTTCCTCGTCGGTTGGTGAGTCCCACGCTGCCTCGTCGCCCAAGCATCCACTAGGTCCCATATGTGCCATCTGCCCTGGCTGGTTCGTGAGGCATCCAGGGCACACCGTACCCGAGGCGGGCATATGGAGTGGTGCGTCGTCTGGCTGTGCTGCCGCACGCTCTTCGGCACGCCTGGAGCACTGTTCCTCGTACTGGCGCTGCGCGTCGAACAGCCGCTGTACAGCTGGGATCACACTGGAATGCCCAGTAGCCCGCGCGCGAGTGAGGGCGGGAGGCGAGTCAATCTCACCGTCCTCGAGATCGTGAATCAAGGATCGCGCATGTACGCTGGTGGAGCGACGGAGCTGCGGAGGGTGGAGCGGGATGCCACTTGTTGGGGGTGTGAAGAACGGGGATGCCGACGCGTAGGAGCGGGCGACGACGGGAGTGGACGGCGGTGCCTCGATACGCAGCGGCGCGAGGAACTCGGTTGGGATGAATGCCTGGACGTTCGCGCGCATTGCTCCGTCGAGATCACGTGGGCTGTGACTGGCGGCGTACTCGCGGAGGGCATGCCAGCGATCAGGCGCGGCCTCCTTGAGGAGGAGGACGTGGGCGGCGTCGCGGTCGCCGGTTACCTTGAGGAGGTCACGCTCGAGGTTGTAGATGCGCTTGTGCAGGGCAGCCTCTTCGGCAGTGAGCGGGCTGGAGTTCTTGTTGAGGTGCCAGAACCAGCGGCCGTTGCCGTAGTAGAGCTTGGCGGGGGTGATCGGGTCGAGGATGTCCGCCTGGAGCTGCCTGGCCTCTGGTCTGTCGTACCAGCTGATGTGGAGGAACGCGACGTAGTAGGTGTAGTTGTCGGGGGTCATCTTGGCGAGGAGATCGACGCGGGTGACATCGCCGTAGTACATGTTGAACTTGGACGCGATGTAGTTGCTCACGCGGCTCTCGTAGGACTCATCGGTCTCCCCACGACCACGCTTTGGGAGGGATCTGGTGTCGCAACGAGGGATGTAGATTGACATCTCTGGTTCGAATTGCATGAAGGAAGCCATTGTTGTTCTAGGGATTGCTTTTGAAGTCGGATTGGTTGAGTTAGTTTCGCAAATGTTTTGCTGAGGATGCATAGTGTATGTATGTAACAACGAGTTTCAATTTTCTGGACAACTTATGTTCAGAAGTAGGTCATTCTTCCCGATGGTGCGAGCATACCGCCGCCAAACTCAAAAACCACATAGAGAAAGTTGTACACCAGGAGAGACGCTAACATCCCGACGATGAAGGTAACACGCATTTTTTGGGCAATAGTCAGTTCGGTCTTCCCACCAACAAAGAAGTTGTTATTTACGTAGGTGTAGATGCCACTAGTGGAGTCTCCCAATTGGACACGCATCTCCACGATTAATGTTGCGATGGCGGCGTATACAACTGCGTTAATGATGAACGCCTTGGATATAGTTGTGCTACGGAAGTGCTTTATGATGGGTACGGCTAGCTTCATTACTACTATGTCGCTAGAAAAAACGCTTAAAGTCTCAGGCAGAAATGGTATAGTGTAAGATGGACAGCGGATCACGATCAAGCCCAGGACGCGGGCAGCCTCCATGCCCAGTGAATAAGGGGTTTCTGCAACTTGCGGAGGCATTCAATAGCAAGGGATGGAAGATGGTAGAGAACTACGACGCAGGTGTGACATACATCAACCCGGTCAAGATGTGCGACGAGTTCAAGGTATTCGCTTCAGAAAGTGCTATTGAGGTAGTGATCCCGGTGCCGAACTCAAATGTGGCATACTGCACTAAGTTCAAGAATTACTTCGATGCGTCAGAGTACGTAGTAGCGCGATTAGAAGACTACACCGCAGCCGCGGAGACGCTTCCGACGGGTCCTCAGTATGAGTCCGATTAGGTCCGAAAATTGATTCAGCGTTTTACGGTCATCATTATGTAAAACACTGAAAGCGATCATCTACAAGAAGAGAAATGAACATCACACTGAAAGCGAAGACAACCGCAGCCGAGGCAGACGGTCCTCAGATGGGCATCGTACGCCTGACAGGTAAGAGAGTAACTGGGCCTCAGTTACCAGCATATCACTGGAAGTTGATCGTCGATGTGTCTGGATCGATGGACGATCAGGACGGGAGATCATCGAAGACGCGGCTCGAGAACGTGAAGACTACTCTGGTGAAGCTGTTCGAATACTTATACAAACAATCAACTGGACGTGATGGACCGAAGCACGTGGCAGATGTGGTGACGTTCAGCGGAACTGGACAGACACACGCGGAATCATTCGACCTGAGTTCAGATGACGACTTCGAGCGTGCAGTCCTGATCGTGCAGGCCCTCCGATCACAGGGCATGACTGATATATCGAGCGCGATCTCAGCTGCAGCCGATATGCCAACAATCCCGAATGCGCGCGTATGTGTTGCGATGCTCACAGATGGAGAGGTCACAGTAGGATGCAGCGAGCCGCAAGCACTCAAGGAACAGCTAGCTGCGTATATCAAACAGCTGAATGGGCGCGAGGGCTCGCTGGGAGTGGCTTCAGCACTGGTGGGCTATGGAATCGACCACGACTCAGATCTACTCGAGACGCTAGCTAGTGTCGACAACGCTGAGTACCATTGTGTGGAGAGCAGCGAAGGTGCAGGAGCGGTCTATGGAGAGATCGCACACGGGTTCACTTTCGAAGCGCACCGTGAGATTCGACTCGAGATCAATGGCGCACTCCTACACAACGGTGAGACAGATGAATGGGTTACAGGAATAGATGTAGGCAGGATGGCGGACCAGGTCCAGCGTACGTGGCTTTGGAAAGCAGATGGAAGCGGAATCGAAGTGAGCGTCCACGTGACCTCGATAACATACCAGCGAATGAACAGGCTAGGCACTCCGGAATGGTGCTTTATGAAGCTCAAGACAACTGATACAAACCGAGCGTGCATCATCCCTGACAACGGCGTAGTAGACAGAGAGGTGGTCGTATACGAGTTAAGGGCTACTACACAATCACTCTTGCGCGAGGCACGTGAGGCTATGCGTGCAAGACGCTCTGCGGTACCGCGTAGTCGGTTCCGGTTCGGCATTCATCCGATGGCGCCACCGGTTAGGAGCGTGGCGTTCCCGCCTGAACAAGATAACGAAGCCAGTACGCCTAACCCACCAGAGCCGCCAGCGAAGCGGCGCAAGGGCCCAACGCTCGAGGGGCGACTGACGGAGTGGCTGGCTGAGTTGAAGGCATGGATCACACAGAATGGCGAAGACGCAATTGTGCGCACACTGTGTGACGATACATATGTTGCGCTGCGAGGTCTAAGATCCACTAATGGCCGCAACTTCATCGTGGCAAGACAGACGTCTCAGGCGCGACAGCGATCGTACAACCCGTCCGACCTCACAGCATTGGATGATGCCACCCCTTTCGAGATAGACCACTCGGCGTCTCAGGACATGACATCGCCATATGCGCCGCCATCGGCCGTCGCTCTGATGCGGGCCGTCACACAGGACTCGGGAGACACGCGCTAAGGTAAGGTAAATCACACCATTTTTTTTGTGTCGGTTGTGTAGAAATGAGTGATCCGTCTGCTGTCGAGGATGTGAAACAGGATGCGGTTGTTCAGCCAGAGGCGGCGATCAAGCCAGAGGCGGCGATCAAGCCAGAGGCGGCGATCAAGCCAGAGGCGGCGATCAAGCCAGAGGCGGCAATCACGCCTGAAGCGGCGATCAAGCCAGAGGCGGCAATCACGCCTGAAGCGATTGAGGATGAGTCAGTGATCGTAGAGGTCCCAGATGCCATTGTTCAGCCTATCGCGGAAGAGAAAGAACCTTCTGTGGGTAGTCTAGCGGAGGAGGCAATCGAGAAGGCAATCGAGAACCTTGTTGACAAGGCAGCCGGTGCGGCTGGCGAAGCTATTGGGGAAGTAATTGAGAAATCGGCCGACAGTATGGATTCGGAGGCCGCCGACACGGTAATGAAAGAGATTTGGAAGGAAGCAGGCGAGGATATCGTGGAAGAGATCGCTGATTCAGCACAAGAAGCGTTGTTGGAGGCCAAGGACGATGTACTTGAGGCGCTAAGGGAGAAAGCGCGGGAGCTAGGAGTCAAGAAGAGCACATTGGCAATCATAATCAAGTTCGTGATGGAGGCAGTTGAGGACACGCCGCTCAAGGGAAAAGAGCAGAAAGACTACGCATTGCGACTAGTGAGGGCTTTGGTCGAGGATCTTGCCACGGGAGAGGATAGGGAGTTCCTACTTATTGCGTTGGACAGTGGTAGCGTTAGCGATACGATTGATCTAGTGGCTGCCGCGGCCAAAGGCGATCTGAATGTTAACAAGGTGGTTGTGGCCGCATCGCGGTCGTGCATACCAGCCTTGTTGGCGTGTTTCAGTCGTAAGAAGTAGACAAGTGTATTAAAACGGAATTGAGTGCGAACCTAACGTCTGCTACATCATCGTCTTCGCATATAATGTTGACCAAACGATGCGTGTTGTCAGGTCCGAAAGGGTGCACTGACAATATGTTTCGAATAGGAGTCAAACTATACGCGCTGGCGATTTCCGTCTGTTGCACGTTGTTCACAGTAGACACCTCTCGTGATGCGAGCGTGGCCCTGCATACTGGACATTCGGACTTCTCAGTACTCAACCACTTGTGAATAGCATCAGCACTGAATGTGTGTCCGCACGGTAGCGTCGAAACAGTTGACTCTGAAGTGAGTTCTTCGAACGTGATAGGGCACATCTCCCCAGGCTCTCCTGTATACGATCGTCGCTCGAGTGTATCAAGAACATCATTTGTGGCAACGCGCTTGACACCGCCAGTATCGTACATCGACGCGTTCATTACAGCATCCCTGGCTCTCGACATCATTGTGAGCATAGCAGCCAAAGTTTGTATTTGAATTCCATTATCGTCATTCATTGCTGATAATAGAGTAGTTCTTGTTTTATCCCAGTTATCCTTATATGTGTGCGCATCACCATTCATTCCAGAACCAGCTGTAGCGTTCCGCACTCAATGTGCGGTCGACTGTCCTCCATGGAGTGAGCGTAGCAAGGCTATTCACATCACCACCAAGTAGGCAGTCCATGACATCAACTGAATAGCCAGAGATGGTCACTGTCCCTTCGGAATTGTGCGACTTAGTAGGCATGCCTTGGGTTGCGCGCATGTTCCAGTAGACAATCGTCGGTGGAGCGTAGGGCTCGCCCATCGCCTTGATCCCGGCGTCTCTGAAATACGCGCGAATGCCAGACTCCATTCCTCCGAATTTCTGGTCGGCTTCGTTGATCTGCATGTCAGACAAGATCACCAGGGAGAGTTTCGCGACTCTGTCTACTGGCATCTTGTTAGCGGCACACGCATCAGCGATCAACTTCAGTCCAGCGTAGAAGTCCGTCGACGTTCCAGGATGCCCAGTTGCGACCAACGCTGCCATCGAGATGAGATCCTTGGCCTCCGTCAGGTCGATCCATGACGGTTGGCTAGCGAAGGTCATCACGCGACGACCTAGTGACGAACGTTCTGCGATGCGAAGCGCGATACCGATGGCGTTGTGGTACGGTGCGTTCTCCCAAGTCATCGAGCCCGATGTGTCGCACATCACAATGAAGTCGTCTAGTGGTGTAGACGCATCAGACTGGTCGCGCCACGCCGCATTGACGGCGTCAGCATCCGAACTTCCTGGTAGTGCCTTGAGCGCAGTCTTAACCATCTCACCCAGGTCGAGACGCTTGGATACCATCTTCTCAGTCCCGGCTGCACACTTGGTCACGTAGTCGATGTAGTTGGTTTTGCAAGCCTGGCGGTCAGATTCATCTGCAGCGGACCTGTTCTTGCCCTCACACATGAAGGCCTTGTGCTGGCGCGCGCGCGTGATGCTAGTGATGGAGCCGGGAAACTCGATCGAATGCCAGTTTTTACCACACTGGAGCACTTGGACAGTACCAAGACGCTTGTTGAGGGAGGCGATGGTGCGGCGCCAAGTACGTAGGCTCCCTCGTCCAGTCGAAAGACGCGCGGCCATGACTCCTGCCTGCCAACCGAACTTCCGATCGCTCTCTCTCGGAGCCCATTTGCCAGCCAATGAGATGGCTTGGTCTGCTGGCGCACGAGTGTCAGCGATGATCTGGTTGACCATCAGCTCGACGATGTAGGCTGCGATAGGGTCCAGTGCTGCGGAGTCAGCGTTCCCGTGGGTCTGCAGATAGTACTTCGCGTCCTTCCAGGATCCGTATGGGTGTGTAAAATCTGTGCCCTCAGTGGTGAAGTTCAGCTTCAGGAGCGGTCGGAGTTGGTCCTGGTAGGAGTCCCAATGCTTTGACCAAGCACGCAGCATGTTGTAGAACAGACTGTACTCGCCCTTACCACCAGCGAGGTCGCGTGTCTGGACTAGAAGACTCAGCAGGTACTGGCGCTTTACCAAGTCTAGATGGTGCATGTCAACAAGGCGACCATACACAACGACAGCTGGGTGCTCAGGAGTGTGACCAAGGTACTTCGGTCCTCTGACCAGCTGGAAATATAGGTCCGAGAGTTCGGTCTCGAACTCCTGCTCGGGACCTGATTTCTCGCCCCAGGGACGGTGTTGGTGTCCGTTCTCACCAGTGTGGAGGGAACGATCGAGTGTCGCTACGATTTCGGCCATTCTGAAGAGGTATTATCTGATACCCCACCAGCTTTAAGCTGTTTTGGCTAATGCTTGCGGCGCGTCTTACGTGCAAAAGTCACACGCACTCGTCTCGTACCGTCGGCGCGATCGCGCTCTCGACCTAGCAAAAATATCGCGTTCACACAATGCAGTCCTTTCGGCGACTGACCTACTACGATGTCACAACCAGGTGCGTGCAGCGTCACATCATCACTAAGACTCAACGATAGTATATCTTCTGGTGATGATGCTATCTTGAACAATACGACTTCTTCTAGTCGCTGTGTAGGTAGGCGGACTTTACTGAAGACTGCAGATATGGACTCACCGGTGACAACACCCGATTGTACATCGATCTTAGTTTTCGAAATATGTGATAATGTGTTATGTGAGTCAACAGCGAGTATGTAACAATCAATAACACGCTGTTGCTCTTCATAGAAATCGTCATATGCTGCTTCGCACGCGGCAAGTTCGCTAACCCATTCTGTATCTAGGTCTAATTCTTCCATCTAGACATTCTTTCTACTTTCTATTGGCGACCTTGAACGCTCACCATCCATCGTCATCGTCGTAGTGTTCGTCTCCAGACGAATAGACCTCCTCGACATATTCGTGCACACTGTTGTCATCGCTTTCCGAGTAGTACTCCTCTCCCGCGTCAATGGCCGCTTGCCGACGACGCCGAGCAGCGGCTTGCGCAGCCTTACGCTCTGCGAGTAGCCTGACCTCGCGCTCATATAGTGTCTCTGGTGCGTCAATTGGTACCCTTCGTCCAGATCCATCTGTGCGATATTTTGTCGCAGTGCCAGATTCATTCACAGGCTTCGCAGCTAGTGCTGCCCAGGTGTTGCCGGCTGGAGCTTGTTGTGGCGCTGGTTGTGGCGCCGATTCAGGTACCGGCTCAGATGTGTTGGTGCGCTGAGTCGCGCCGCCCAGTGAGGGGAACTGCTCCTCGCTCTCGGTATCGAGTTGTACGGGCTTAGGTTTCTGCTCCTGGCTCGTGAATCCGTTGTGTCTGTGTGTGTTATCCCAGTCGCGTGCTTGTCTTTCCTCGCCACGTCTTGGTCGAAAGATGCTTTGTTCTTCTTTCCGATAATTCGACTCGTCCCTCGATCTTGGAGGACTAACTTCACGATCTTCGCCCGGTGCCGACTTCATAAGGGCACCGAAACGAGAGTTGCCTTTGTCTGTGGTTTTGCCTCTGTTGAAGTTCATGTGTTCTTTTTCCGCTTACTAGGCGTCAAGAGCCCGTTTTAAACCAATTGTGCAAAATGTATCTGGTTGTACATAAGCATTCCGATAGCAATTGACTTAAAACGGAAATACCCAGATATCGTGGTGTGAAGGATCTATCCCAACAGCTACCCTGTTTGTGTCCCTATGTTTGTCCAGATAAAGCGCAAATCACTCTTACGGGATCCTGGATGGCACCCCTCTTTAACCACATTCCGGTAAAAATTGAACTAGGTTAAAGCGGCGTCTATCCAGAGTATCAGTATGACGACATCAACATTCATGCCCAGTATATGTATCCCTCGTATACTCCCTGGAGTTACTGAGCAAGCGGTGCGCGATGTGTTCGAGCGTGTGATGCACTGCAAGTGCGTGGAGCGAGTCGACATCGTTAGCAAGCACCATAATGGTCCTGACAACGGTGGGTACCAGCGCGCGTTCATTCACTTCAGTCACTGCCCTGACAACGAGACGGCAGACTTCGTGAGACAAAGGATCCAGTCAGGCCTGCCAGTCAACGTGGTCTACGACGAGCCGTGGTTCTGGAAGTGCTCAGCTAGTCGAATCCCAAAGCCATCACGCTAGCGGTGCATAGAATTTTTATGCAACACAGTTTGAAAAGAACTATCACGTACAATATAAGCATGGAAGCATTGTTCGTGGAGGTACTAGAGCGCAGCGGCGCCACCACAGATGACAAACGTGAGAAAATACCAGCGACGCTCGACTACGAGGAAGCTCTACGGCTAGCACTAGATGTAGGCGCCCAACTTGAGGCAGCTGAGTCTGAGGGAAAAGGCTACATAAGCGTCGGTCCAAATAACATTCGGAGAATGGAAAGTGGAAGCTACTTGATTGTTGATGATGCGCCATATGACATCGTCTCTGGCGAAGTAAAGATTACGAAACCTTTCGATCACACACCGGATATGGCCCCAGAGTTGTCATCGGTGTCGAGACTTCCGGCTAGCGTCACGCCAAGCACTGGTTATTATTCTCTCGCGAAGAATGTTGTGAGCCTGCTTGGAATAGGAGACGATGTCGAGAGACTACGACCTACTAAACTCTATTATCTTGTAAAGCGGGCTACTGAGGAAGACCCTAAGGACCGCTACTTCCTGTACATTTAATTTCCGTTCCTAGTGTATATGTCACTGAGGAAGAAGTATTACGCCCAACGTGGTATCAGTCAGGGGAGAGCGGGCTTCTCCACATCCGGCACGACCCGCACAGGCAGCTATGTGGGAAAGACAAGCGTTAACTCAAGTGTCCACACACCGTTCCGCGGTCCGGAGCCAGTTGGCCATGGTGGTTGCTGTGGCACGTATAAGGTTTCGGTTGTCAATGAGTGTTGTGCATCTACCCCATCGAATGGACAAGGCACGATGACGTCTTCTGGACTCTTTCTCTCTAGGGTTCAACATCCAACCTCAGTTTATAACGCAGATTGTGATAGTAAGTGCGCAGCACCCGTATATATGGACACATCTCCACTGAATCATAGCAGTGGCAGCCATACGAAGACACTGGTGTCACAACAGATGGCAGGATGCTACAGTCTGAAGACAACAAACGGTATTTGGAACTGCACCGGAAATTGCGACGCAGCCTCATATCACATCGGAGGCAAGAAATACGTATTCGAACCATATGCTCGAGATGTAGCTCCGTTATCATCTTCTGAGTACATGACGACTGGTCTGGCGAAGAAGACGTGTGCACAGAATAGCTCACAGGGGTACGGCAAAACTAACTAATGCTTGAAAACGACTACAACATATTATCACCTCGTATATCAGTGAAACTATGTTGGCAAGAAAGTACAAACATCAGCGTGGGATCTCGGCAGGAGGGTTCTCTCTAAAAGGAACTGCGAAGAATGGTGGCTATATCGGGCAGACCAATCATAACTCAACTGTACGTACGATCTTCAAGGGGACAGAGCCTGTTGGCCACGGTGGGTGTTGTGGTACTTACAAGAGAGAAGTTCTATGCAATAACCGCGCCTCCTGTGGAGAAGCCGACCAAAGATCGACACTCACAACGTCAGGCTACATCGCGACCAGGATAACAAATCCGGTAGTGAAGACTGTTGATGGCGACTGTCCAGTGAAATGGGTCAAGTCATTCAATCCGTTGGAACATTCGCAGAGCAGCTACGTGCACAAAGTTAAGGTTGCTGCAGCTGCGTGTGTAGTCACTAAAGATAATGCTGGTATCAAGGAGTGCACTGAAGGATGCACAGAAACGTACTACATCGGCACACGCAAGTTGACACGGTCTGTGTATAGTAAAGCTGCTGAGTCAGGAGCTATGAGTGCAGGAGAATACACAGATACTGTGCTTTATGCTAATAACTGTCTACCTACACCGCCTTGTAAGCAGCCGTTCCCGATGATCCTTAACAACGCTGGCAGTTGTGCATCGTTTTATCTCACTCCTGAGGAGGCACAGGCAGACGGTCTGCTCCCGGCTGACTGGATGAATTGTCAAACAGCAACTGCGTTCGGATCAAACCCATACCAATGAAGTAACTTAGAGAGAAGGTTACAATGACGGGTAACCATGTCCGAGATGCCTGTTCTACGAGTGAAGCGTCTAACGCCGAATGCCATGATCCCAACACGTGGGTCAGAGGAGGCCGCAGGGTATGATTTGTATGCCGCACACGACTGCACAATCGCCGCGCAATCGAAGGCCATGATCAAGACTGACCTGGCAATTGCTGTCCCTTATGGGTGCTATGGTCGTATCGCACCACGTTCAGGCTTCGCGTGGAAGAAGCATACTGATATTGGAGCCGGCGTAGTCGACTCGGACTATCGAGGTAACGTGGGCATCGTTGTGTTCAATCTCAGTGACAAACCAGTGCAAGTTGTTTACGGTGAAAGAATCGCTCAACTGATTCTGGAGAGAATTTGCTTCGCTGATATTGTGGAAGTCGGGCTGGATGACGAACTTGGCGAGACTAAGCGTGCGGATGGTGGATTTGGATCAACTGGAATGCGCTAGTATATAATCCAGAATCTGAGACTCGTAAAGGGTGCGTAGTGGACCATTACAATCCTTCAGCTGCTTACAAGAACCACACAGATACACTACGTACTGCGTGTCTATATCACCAAGATTTGTAACGTAGTCCTCTGTTTGCCCAGTAATCGAGTTGCATATGAAGCAACCTTGTAACCAGCCTTGTACGGGTAAATGAGTGTCTTTGAATATGAAGAAACGCCTCCTTCCCATCCTACTAGTTGTGTAGATACTTATGAAAACTGCTTAGCGTAAGTACCTACTTTATTAGCTTAGTGTTTACGAGTGCACTTGCGGCTGTAGTGGCCGTGGCGCACAATACGTCCGCGGCTATTGCGGCGCTGTCCCTTGAGCTTGCGGGTGTACCCCTTAGCACACTTCTTCATGCCACCCTTCTTCTTGTGTGTAGTACCGCAGCTGCTACCACCACGGCCTACATGAGAACCTCGGCGCTCGAGCATCCTCTTGGCGTCACGAGCGACACGGGTATACACAGATCTGCGGTGGGTGGGGCGAGCCTTACCCTTATATGAGCTGCGCTTGTTTCCCCATTCCTTAGCGCGGATGTACGCAGCCCAAAGTCCCTTCTTGCTGACCTTGCAAGTCCCCTTGGCGCAGATAGGGAAGCTCTTCTTGGGCCCCAAGAAGCACTTCTTCCCGCAGTTGCGCTTCATAACGGTGCGCTGATGTCCCTTAGGTGCCAGTTTTCCCCAGCCAGCCCAAGGAACACTGCGTCTCTTGTGAGAATAACTACGACGTGAGCGTCGTCCAGCACTTTGTGACTTCGATTGTCCAGCCATTATAGTATGTGGTACGATTTTTTCTGGAGAGGCGGTGATTTTGATCATTGTGAAGAATACGCGTATAGATATAAAGATGGATGGCATAGTTGCAGTAATGTCAGAGGGTGAAGAACATCAAGGAGCCAATGCTCAGAACTCCCTTAACCTAGAGATATCTACGCGCGACATCAAAGATAACTTCGTGAATCTTGATGGATCTGACATCGGGAGTCCAGGTTCACATAATGGAACAGAGACGTCAAGTGGGACGCCGGAAAGCTATGAGATCGGGATGCATGATTCTGGGAAGCGATTCAGAAAGCTGAGCTATGCCACAGTGCAGCAACGCGTTGCTGGCCTTTACGAGCCAGACATCGTTCACCGCTACTCATCAGCACTCGATGTGCTTGCGAGCTACGTGAAGGGTCATAAGGTGATATATATGGAGGCACAGACGCACACATCTGGGTACCTACACTGCCTGATGTTTCCGGCTATCTTCGTATCCGCGCTCGTATCAGTCGTCCAATCGCCACTCCAGTGCTCTGACAACGGTCAAATCGTACTCGCGTCATTGTCAGCCTTCGTAGCTTTCGTTCTCTCAATAGTCAACTACATGAAGTTAGATGCCAAGACCCAAGCACATAAGATATCAGCACACCAGTACGACAAGCTGCAAACTCAGCTAGAGTTCCGCTCAGGCCAGGTGCTGCTATTCAGCGATAACTCACTCTCGAAGACATCACTAGCACAAGAATTATCTAGAGAGAGGAACGCGATGGACGTATTGAACAGTAGCGTACATTCGTCAAGTAGTGACGAGGATATCAACGATGCAAATCACGACTACACGCGACGTCTTACCGCGAAGGTACGACAGGCTAGCAAGACTCGTACGTCAGCAGAACGCGAGTTGAGTAAGCAGATGCGCGAACTAATAGGCCAGGTTGAAGACAAGATATCTGACATCAAGGAAACAAATCATTTCCTGATACCAAGCGCTGTCAGGCACGCGTACCCACTTGTGTATAACACGAATGTGTTCGCTGTAATCAAGAAGATTGATGACTATAGAATCAAGATCGTCACGCTGTTGCGTAACACGAAAAACGAGTTGCGTTATCTGAAGGCACACCCATCAGAGGCGAAGAGTAAGCGTCTCGAAGAGCTGTTCACTAGAAAGCGTCAGCTAGTTGATACACTTCTCTTCCTGAACACTGCGTTTTCGGCAGTAGACCGTATGTTCGTACAGGAAATTAGGAATGGCGAGTTGCGCAAAAGTTACTGGCTTCGATTTGCCTTAGCATCCGTTTTCAGATGCAAAGGCGTGATCCCCAGTGACTATGCAGACCCCACAATGTGTTGTGGAGAGATGATGCGCAGAATCCTAACTGGGCAAGGTGACATCGATATCGACATGAACGCATTTGAAGGGGGGACCGACGAATCAGTGTAGTTGGAATAATGTATTTCGTACTAATTATTCCAGCAGTAGCTTATTTAACGACGACGTGTCTTGCGGGCGTTCTTTTTGTGATGGCGAGCCGTTTTCCTGCCTCTACCCTTGCGAGTCGAATGCTTTCTTGCGCGCATACGACGAGTGCGGCGTTTTCCACCAGCGTGTTCGGGCGTAGCCGACCGACGGACGGAAGCCGCAATCTCAGCAACTGGTGATGCGCTGCGTCTTGGGCTACGTCTACCGCTATGTGTCTCAGCCAACTGCTCAGCTTGGGCACCCATCGCAACGCGAGCCGCCTCGTCGACTTGCGCTCGCACACCTGGTCCCATCTGGCTCGCAAGCTCCACGAATCTTGTGCGCATCTCTTGGTCAAGCTCGCGCTCTTTGTAGTAGCGGCATAGCGCTCTGGCGATCGCCTCGACAGCCCTAGCGGGAACAGTACTAAGCTCACCAGGAAGAGGAATCTTGAACATAGCACCGAGGGTAACCAAGGACCCCCACGCGGTAGCAGCAAGACGTTCGTGTGTAGCCGTCACTTGAACACACGATTGCACACCTGGAACGACCTTAGAGAGGAGCTCGTTCTGGAAGTATGATCCTGTTCCACACGCGTTTGCGATGCTAGGAAGACCAAGAACACCAACAAGAGTGTTGGAATATGCAGCGAACACGCCGCCTAGTCCGGTTGCCGCGACACCGATTGTCCCTCCGATGAGGACCAACTTCGCCATAGTCTCGTACTCTCCATAGTTCTCTGGATCATCACAAAACGCACTAGCTTGTTCTCTGATAGTAGGCTGCGCTGATGTTCGTCTCCGGGTGTTCCGCCTGTGGCTAGGAGTATCGATCATCTCTTGCTCGCGTGGCGCTTCGGTTTCTGCTTCGCTTCCCGATTCTTCGGCCCTTCGTCTTGATGCTGTTGTTCTTTCGCGTCTCGTTCCTCCGTGTGGCATCGAGCAAGCTACGGTCTGAGTCTCAGCCGCACAATACGCTGCACTGAACTTGTCTAACGCAGCGCGCAAAGCGAGGTCCTGTTTCTTCTGTGCTGCAGTCGGGTGGTATTCCATCTCGTTATAGAATGATTGAAGAATAAAAATTATCGGAGCTTAGATTCGTACGCCGGCTAGATGTACGCATAGTCTCTCGTCTATCTGCCTCTGGAACCAGTCAGAAGGTTCTGCGATGACTTCCAATGGATGCAGACTCATTGACTGCGTTTCAGCAGGTTGCTCGTCGAAGTCCATTGCGTTGCCATTATCATAGAACGCCTCAAGCAAATCGTCGTCCGGAAAGGCTACCGAACGCGTAGACTCATTCCTGATACCGCCATATCTTTCGAACCTCTGTCTCCACAATCGAGAATCGTAGCAGTAGTACTCCCACGAGTGCCAGCATGACAAGGCGAGGTCTTCAACGTCGTATCGGGCGTATGTTCCTCCGTGAGGGCGACCAAGCACAGTTGTATGCGTCGGGTATAGGCGTCTGTGTGCTAGCTTCGACCACGCTCTTTGTGGTGCGCTCTTGAAATGTCCCACCATCTCTTCGACCATCCGAGGAGGAGCCCTCGCGAAGTTACTTGGAGCTTTCGCTGATTGGCCTTGAGGAAAGGAACACGCTGCCATCGCACAGGCGTATATGAGATCAGGCTCGCTACATTCCGAAGTCTGCAGCACTGGAATACCGAAGTGAGATACCAGGTCATCGATGATGCGACACGGAGGGGCAGACGAGGCCGCAACTCGCAAATATGCACCCACGTTCGAAAGATCTGACCGACATATTGATCTAATGAGGCCTGCGAAGCGTGCTGTTGTGGGAGGCGCTTTGAACACTCTGGTTGGTAGCGACTCGCTAGTCGCAGCAAGCCATATCAAGTACGTATCTAGTGAGGGCTTACTTATACGAAGAGCGCACACGATGTCAGCCAGTGGCGTGATGTCAGTTGGTGTGCTCGCGAAGCTACGCAGCTTCCTATGGATGTAGCCATCGAGGCCTTGGTTCCTGACTGCGAAGAAGAGATGATAGAGACAGAGTAGGCTGTCACTTGTTGTGTCCACAGATGAGTGCAGCTCGAGTAGCCAGTATAGGCATTCCTTCACTGTGCGTCTACTTATGACACTCTGTATCAGACTGATGACCACCTCGTCCAATGGGTATAGATGCTCTGATAGTTGCAACATTGATCTTGAATAGTTGTATCAGTTAGTAACCTTAACCGCGAGTCAATTTTACGGTCTATGGCTTTTATCACGACTAAGTATATAGATGTCCAAACAGGAAGTCAACTACATTGGGTTAGTGTCCCAGGTTCTCAAGCAAGCGCGTAAAGACGCAGAAGCCGCAGGAAAGGCTTTCGACCAGAAGCAAGCAATGCAGAGCGCAGCAGCGCGCTGGAAAGTCGTCAAGGCCGGTAACGATCCGGAGTTCGCTCAGGGAAAGGGAGCTCCTACACGCAAGGCAAAGAAGGACGGCAAGGCTGCACCGCTCCCTGGACACAAGGGTGCGCCTTCGAAGACTCGACCAGGTCGCCTGGATTACGTTACTCACAAAGGGGACAAGTTCTACAACCGTGATGGCCATCGGCAAGATGAGAACGCTGAAGGGGTGAAGGGAAGACCGTATATGGGCAAAGCAAGTGGTCTCGATGTAGAGTCACTTGGTCTCTGCCCTGAATGCAAGGAGAAGGTATCTGCTGCATTGGCCAGTAGTGTGAAGCAAGGCAAGAAGGCTACAAAGAAAACTCGCAAGGGTGGCAAACGAGGCCGTAAGGCTAGAAAGACTGCAAAAAAGAGTCAGTAAGCGTTGTCTTGACGATTATCAGTTAGCATATTAACTCATAATCGTAATACTATTTGGTTTTTGTTGGAGCCTCTGGAGCAGCGCTACTTTTGATGATATGTGTTGCTTGACTACGGTAGGCAGCGAATGATGTAGCTAAACTCAGATAGTCGTTTACATCACCATCTATGAAAAAGATGTCGTCAAATTCTCGCCTTGCAGCTGGCGCTCTCAATCTTCGTTTTGGATCTGGGTGAATCGTTTTCAACAGCACCTGACTAAACATTATGACAAATGGATTGCCTTCTGCAGCATTTGGAAACAGCGCAGCTAACACTTTGAGATACATAACTCCTAGCGAATAGATGTCCCACGCGTACTTATGTTCTAGTATTTCTTCGACCACTGTGTCCAGGTCCTTACCAACGAAACCATCGAAGGTGTGGACTAAGCTTTGACGATAATTGTCAACAAACTCTGGAGAGAAGATATCGAGGGCGCTATTCCCAATGGTGCACTCTCTCGCTACATCTTCGATGTCAGTGTCTGTCAGCGGCACAGTCGCAATGTGCAAACAATAGTTAAGTAGATGCACCATCGGGGCCCAGACATAATAGTCTGGCACGTATGCATAAAAATATTTGCGCATACTGTCTTTGTCTAGTTTCTCAACTGGGATAGAAATACCGAAGTCGATAAGGCGTGGCTGCCCGTTACGTTTCGAGAACAAGACATTCTCAAGTTTGATGTCCAAGTGGATGACACCTACTTCCTCGAGTTTTTCGACGGCATTCAACAGATGCCGATACGCTTCTGAGAGAATGAGAACTACTTCGCCTGCCTCTGAATGCTCAACAAGTTCAACGAAGTCTGTCCCGTCCATATACGGTATGTCCATCGCGATGTATCCTCCCTTCCTCGTCTTGCTAGCGTTTGCAATTACATCGCAAGCCATTATGTCTGGGCTTTTCAAATTCCGCAAATTGATCGGACAGTTGTTTATAACCGGCAAGAAGTACCACTGATACATTGGCAACTTGTCAATAAGGGCTCCTATGATGATCTCATTCTCAGCATTGAAATCTTTCTTCTGAATCTTCGTAACCACACTGTTATCGGCCTGCATATTGTCGCATCTTACACCAGGATAGAAGACGCATCCGAAACCACCTTGGCTAAGAAGCTTACTCATTATACACTACAAGCATAATAATAAACGCTAGTGTACCTCACGCCTATACGCGCGCACGGTATCTGCATAGTAAAAAAGAATGGTGCAGGCGTGAGCGTGGAATGAGGATTGTTCAGAGCGCTGACTTCGAGTAGAGGAAGTAGCGGTTCTTGTACGTCTTTTTGATCTTCGCTGCGACCTGTTGGGCCGGTACAGCGCCCTCACTTGCGAGGAGGTTCGCGATGGCTTCGGCCAACAGTGGCTTGTGCGCTAAGCAGAACTCGTCGTAGCCTGTTGCTGGTGTGTATCCGTCTTGCTTCGCATTTGCCTTGATGTGCCCGTCCATCGCTTCGATGAGTTCCTGGTCCGTCTGCACGTATGCTCGGCGTTCTTTCGGCTTGGTCTTCGTCAGATTCTTGGTGCGGAAGTAGTAGCGCCCTGCCTTGTACATCTTGTCGTCGATGTCACCGTCATACCCAAGGTCGGCCAGACGGCGGTGTTCTGTTGATAGCATCTCGTAGTTTTCCTCTGTCCACGCGGCCCACGCCTCCTTATAGTCCTTTCTGTGATCGTGCTCGTGGACCTTGGCGAATCCAGTGATCGCGTCCATCACTTGATCTGTAAGCTTGAAACGGTAGGTTTTTGTCATTTTGTCAGACTGCTCGGTTTCGTTAGTTTTTGCTATCCTAGTTTCGTAGTCGACCAATTTCAATTTTCTTGGTAAGTAAAAGAAAATGGAATGCTACTCCATATCTGCACGCCCGTTCTACAATAGGCCGGAGCAATGTTACATCAAGGTTTTGCAGATTGACAGGCAGCCACAGTCCGGGGCTTCTATAGCTGCGATTCTCAAGCGCGTCACATTCGACAGGCTCTCTCCATTCGACGTTCCAGGCCCTTGTGACAAGTACGATCCCTGTGGCTATGTCGTGATGAATCCAGATGACTTGTCTTCGTTCGCGACGATCGATGACACGCCGCTTGTCTTCACGTGGCTCATGCAAAATGGGTACACAGTCAATACTACGATAACCGAGATGATGAATTCATCCTCTGTGAAGGCCACTTATCCCCTTCTCTGCATAGTCACTAAGTGAAGGGCCTGATAATTCCAAAAATTGAACACAGCTTAGGGAGTGTGTGACATATACAAACACTGACCAAAATGGACAACATCCAAGATCTGATTGCCGAGTACACACAAGGGATGACTGAGCAGGAACGACTGGTGATGGACATCGCAGTCGACCACCTTGGATCGTCTTTCGACATCGAAAGAAGCATTGGTTTCGTCAAATGGCTGGCCAGTCGCACGCAAGCACAGAATGACAAAAAACAGTGATTTGCTACTACAGAACAGTACCATATCACTTCCTTCTACGCGTAAATCTCTCTAGGCTCCGAGAAATGCGTCGTGCAGTGCGTTTAGCCTTACGGCGTGCCCCACCTTTCGCATCTGGTTTCGCATCTGCCTTCGCGTTGGTATCCTTACTTTTTGTTGGCTCTTTCATCTGTTTGCTGACTGAACTTATGGCACTGCTTGCTGCGCCTACGGCTTCCTTCCCAACATTTTCGGCTTGTTTACTCGCAGCACTCACTGCACTACCCACAGCACCTTCGGCCTCCTGTTTCACGCTGGAGACAGCGCCCTCTGCGGCCTGCTTCGCGCTGCTCATAGCTGCTTCCGCCTCTCCTTCGATCGAGGATAACGCTCCTTCTAGTCCCGATGCTGCGTCCTCCATCTTGTCCTGGATCGCGCCGATTTCCGGGAGCGCCTCGTCAACCGCATCCATAGCCTTGGCCATCGTCTTCGCACCACTCACAATCATCGGACTTGCTGCCTGAGCAGTGTAGTTCATAGCCTGCGCTCCGGCTAGCCCAAGATCGACCACGGCACCCACAACTGGGATCTCAGCTACTGCGGCCTTGAATAGATTCAGACCGGTGTTGACCGTCCCGATCGCTACCTTCTCACCAGCTTGGTCCATGGCATTGAAGGTATCAGTGATCGCTTCGTCGATAACTGGTGTGATTACCTCGGACGCAGTATCGACTGCGTCGCCTAGAGCCTCTCCATACTCGTGTAGTGCAGCGCGCACTTTTGGGTCACTTGCTGCGTTCTTCAAGAATTCGGCATTCTCTTGTAATTCCGCAGTGAGCTGTGGCGCCGCCTCGGAGAACGGCTTTTCAGTCATATCTCCGAACACAGCGTCCGACGCTTCATCCAGAGCAGGTCCTAATACATCGTCCGCGGCGGAGGCTACTGCCGACGCTGCTTTGTCTGCGATGCCGATCAGCGTCGCACCTGCTGTATCATCTCCGGTGATGCTGTCGTCCATCCCCTTCGCAGCCGCAGGCTTCGTATTGCTTGCCGCGTTACCACCAATGGGCATCTTGCGAGTTCTTCTAGCTCTAGATACTCTTCTTCTACCTGCTGTCTTTCGTCTTCTCGCCATCTATCTGTGTATATATATCGGCACAGTTTTAATTTGAAGGCTCCGGGGACGCACTCGCAGTTGCGCGCCTCTGTCTCAACCACTCGGTGATGCTCATATCGGGCTCACGTGCCACTGCGGCAGACGCCTCTTCCTCGACCTTGCGATCCATCTCCCAGTCCGATATGGTTCCACGTCGCTTGAATCTGTTACACTTCTCTGTTAGAACGGAGATCTTGCTCTTCCGTGCGTCTGGTTTGGTCTTATCGCTAGCCGTGTTGTAGCTCTTGAATTTCGCGAATACACCCGGGGCTGTTATCTCTTCTACCTTCTCTCCGCTCTGCTGATTCTCGCGTTTCTCACGTGCTTCCTTCGCTGCCTCTACGCCAGCTTCGTACTCATCCTTGTAGTCCACACATATGGCCTTCGTGTCGTTATCTATCGCATACTTCTGTGCGACTGCGTCAAGCACCATAAACTTGATGTTCTTGTCATCACACCAGTACTGGTATGTGCATGTCTCGCCATAATAGCACATTACTACGTCTCCAACCGGAGTTGTCTCTCGTAAGAAACTGGTAGCAAGCCCGGCTATGTCCGACTCGGATAGCTCACGTGTCTCCTTATCGTGGAACTCGTCGTAGTACTTCTGTTCATACGGGAGTTCCTCCTCCTCCTCCTCAGTTCCAGGCCCCTTGTAGATACACACAGCGACAGTTATGAAGCCTAGTGCCACTCCAGTCACTACGACGCCTAGACCTGTAAAAAATGCGTAAGCCGTGCTCATCGATCCAACGCCACCACTCATCATAGTCAACATCGTATAGTTACACATCTCTCTGCTTTTAAGTTCTGTATCTCACAATTGCGATGCACGCACGTCGAATAGTGCGCGGATTTCTTCTTCGAGCTCGGGTACATCAATTACCTCGTAAGTGCGCTGGTTCGGGTGCAAGCATACTAAGCGTAGCGTGGTTACGCGCTTTCCGTAGTTCTTCTCCAGTATGGCTTTGTATGTGTTCAGCTGCAGCGCGTAGTGCCAGAAGTTCGTGTCGGGGATGTGCGATATGCATGCTGTCGTCGCGTACTCCTCAAATCGCTTGTTCCGGACGATGCCTTTCGAACGCTTCCAGTCGTAGATGGAGAGCGTTCCATCGGGATTCTCGTAGACCATATCTATTGATCCGGCTATCTTCAGTTCTGAATCCCACACTGTCCATTCCGTTCTATATGGCACCAGCTCAGCATTGTCCGCCGCGAAAGCCTTGAAGTATTCGTACTCAGTTGAGTCGTTTGCCACCTCAATGCCGTTGTAGTAGCACTCGATGTCGTAGTGCATCTTCGTACCTGCCTCTGCTGCTTCGTCGCGGTTCTTGTCCCATTCCGCTTTGATCTCGTCTGCCGTCTTGCCGTGGTACTTGCTGTTTGGCCAGTTCTTGCTGCCCATCATCTGTGCAATGATCGCGTCTGCATCAAACGCCTTGAAGTGCGTGTGGTTCCACGTTGTTACAGATGTGTAGTCAGAGCTCCCATCAATCGTGTAAGTATGCGTCGGCTCATCGAACTCGATATGTGCGTCCCTCGGATGTGGGTTTTTCTTAGCCAGGTAGTGGATAGACATTGTTGTTTTGTTCGCTATTTGCAGTTTGTATCTCTATACCAGTCAAGATGCTATTCAATTTTCAAGCATTCGAGTATCACATAGCACAATGCGGAACTGGCTTCACACAGATGCACATCCAGAAAATTGAATAGCTTTTCCGTTGCACAGGTGAACGGATCCCAACCCATACTACAAAGTGGTACGAACCAGAAAATTGAAGAACTTAACCCTAATAGGGCGGACTGAAACCTAGAAGATGATGCAAGTAGCAAAACGTAGATTAGTTGTGGTTAGCGCCTTCGGAGAGACAAAGAGGGCCGCCAAGAAGCTGCAGGACGAAGAGCATGTAAAACCAAAGAAAAAGGTAATGAGCAAGATGTGGTGTCTCGAAATCGCGAAGACGGGTCGTAGCACTTGTACCGCGTGCAAGGAGAAGATTGACAAGGACACTCTCAGAATCGGTGTCATCACGTTCTATCCGCACAGGAACTGCAAATGGATCCACTTCACAGAGAGATGCTGTGCCGCTCACTTGCTCGGCGCGTGTGAAGACCGGTTCTTCGGATACAAGCACTTGGAAGACGACACAAGAGAGACGCTCACGAGGATGATGACCAGCATCAATGCGGTCACACTCGCACCCAAGATGCCAGAGATCACTGGCAGGCTGAGCATGCCGATGATGGCGAACGCACTGACTCAAAGATACAACCGCTTCCGGGCCTTCAGATTCGGGCTTCCAGAAGAAGAGAAGTACTCCAAGAACTGGAACTGGAGGTGTCTGATCGCCACGATGTTGGTCTGCAACACACACGAGACCGCTATGCTCAAAGTCACTGACAGGCTCTTTGCGGAGTATCCAACTCCAGAAGACCTGCACATGTGGTGGAGCGACAAGGACACCCAAAAGCAGTGGAAAGACTGGATGGAGAAGAACGATCTTCGACACGCCGGCAAGAAAGTTGGCTACATCTTGAGGGCCAACAAGAACCTCATCGAGAACTATGACGGCGAAGTACCAAACAACAGGGAAGAACTGCAGGCAATGGCAGGAATTGGCAGACACGTAGCGAGTGTAACGATGGCCTGGGTGCACCAGGCACCGGAGTTTGGCATCGACACACACGTGAAAAGGATCATGCAGAGATGGGGATACACTACCCCACAGCAGGACGATGAGCAAGTTGAGAATATAGTCAAACAGCTCATCCCAGAGAAGCAGATAGGGCACTTCTCAAGGGCTTTCGTAGATCACGGACAACAGGTGTGTGGCTACACACCCGACTGCAGTAACTGTTATCTGAAACACAGTTGCCCGACCGCGTCCAAGATGCTGGATTGGTAAGTAGGCTTAGCAGCAGAGTTGCGAGGTAAGTTTCTATTTTTCAAATATGGTATGTCGCTGACCCATCTGGAATCGTGTCCAGAAGCTCACTCTAAGCCGACTTAAGAGCAGCTACTTCTGTCTCGAGAGTTGATACTCTCCCTGACAACTCTTTCACTGCCTCTATGAGGACCCCAATGAGTTCCATATAGGCCACACTCTTCTTCTCTGAACCGGGGATAGTTCCAACCATCTCTGGATACACTACCTCCAGCTCTTGCGCGATGACACCGCGGTGTGTAACAGCAGATGCATCGCTTATGAAGTTATACTGGACACCACGTAATTGCCCAACCGACTCCAGCGCTCCACTGATGGTCGTCACGTTATCTTTCAAAGAAGCGTCTGAATGCGTGTGGAATGCCTGTGCTGTGACGTTTCCTGCAACAAGCAAAACACCACTGTTACTAATATCGGCGACGACTAGATGTCTCGCTGCGATACGGTCAGCATCAATGTAATCGGTGCGGCCGATCCGCGTCTTTTGTAGTTGCCAGGAATCGGTCATTATACATGCGCGATAGATTATCTTGTAGGTAAGAACCGCGATTTATATCCCCTCTAGATATGTAGGTGAGATCTGGAAAAAAATTTTCTCTCTAGCCATTGTATAATGGGGTACGCAGTTGAGTTATCGTTTGACGTCAGAAGGCCTGGATGCGCGTCAGGTCGCCAGGAGGCGATCGACGTGTGCGCACGCCGTCATAATTATTCCACAAAATACACTATGTACGAAACAGAGGGTCGCGGAAAGCACATCAAACGAAGTGAGAATATCACTGTCGTTACGTTCGATGAAGACACTGCTGATAGTCTCATCGCGTTCGTCACTGACGTCAAACGGGCGCGGCTTGCATACATTGATTGCATTTACCGCGACGACAACTCTTGCGACCTATTATACGCCTCCTCAAAATACGTCAAGCTCCTCGACAAGCCTATTTCTCTCCACGTAAGAAGAATGATCCGTGAGAAACGGGAGACAGACGAGGAGGCTCAAGCAATTGCTACTGCTGCAACTCTACGAGTTTAACTCTGTAGTACGATGTTTTCCATACTACAGAATGGTGTCTATTCTTTATGAGCGCCTGGTGTATCACGGACCACTGGAGTATCGATCGCGCGAACGGTAACGACTGGATCTGCTCCAATTGCTATCGCCTTCATTGATGTAGGTGGCACACTGCGACGTCGGCGAGTTGATCGCTTAGGCTGGCTTCTTGGTTTACGACCTATCGAACGTCTGCCTCTGGTTGATCTAGGTCTAGACGAGGGTCCGCGTGATCTACGCGTGCTTCTGCTCTTAGGCTTGTACGCTTTGTGTGATATCTTTCGTTTGAGGGGAGCGCTCTCCGGCCGCATGCACTCCGTCGTGATTCTCTCCTCCAGCGGAATTGAAGAGGCAGGTGCTGCCAAAAGCCGGTCAAGGTCCTCGTTTGTGAGTCGCATGAAGGCTATTTTCTCTCCATCAGTTCCAATTATATCTGCTTTATGACCATCGTAGCTTCCTTCTACATAGCCACTACCCAGAACTTGTCCCTTGTTTGTGATTTGGTATGCCGCTACTGCTTCTACGTTCATCCGTATCTATAATATCCCACGATATTTTAACGATGCCGAGACAATCTCCACAGGCCCAGCAGTTCTTCGACTCTTTCTACCGCAAGCAGTTCCTCGATGCATATTTCTCAACTGATGATTCAAATTTTGATCTGAGAGAAGTGTATACACCCGATGAAGGCAATAGCGATAAACAAGTCAGGACGTCGAGAGAAAAACAAAAACGTTCTTGAGGGTGACTGTGTTTTCCCATTCAAGCACAAGAACGTAGAGCATAACGCGTGCATTGATCTAGGCAAGGGTGAGATATGTGCAACAGAGGTCAACCCGAAAACAAGAACGATGACCAAGTATGGGTATTGTCAGCCATCTGTCCAGAGAAAGCTTAGTGTTCCGAAAACAAGGAAGCTAAGGAAGCTGCGCCTGAAGCAGCGTGCCAACTTCACTAGGTCCACCAGTCCGAAGAAGAGCAGTCCGAAGAAGAGCAGTCCTAAGAAGAGCAGTCCTAAGAAGAGCAGTCCTAAGAAGAGCAGTCCTAAGAGGGCTAGCCCAGGGAAAATGAAGGAAGTTTTCGAGGAAGTGGGTGAGGCAAGTAAACCGAAATCACCTGGCAGTAGTAGCCCTGGAAAATTGAAGAAGATTCTAGAATCGAAAGCTAAGCAACCTAAACATAAGCAAACTGTCAAGCGAACAATGCAAGCAACGAAAGCGAAGGGCACACGCAAGCTCAAGATCGTGGCCAGCTTAAAGCCATCACCAGAGCCTGAGAAGAAGATGGCTGGAGAGAAAGTATACAATGAGGACTTCGTCAAGATCCTAGGAGAGCTGGAGGACATCATGACACGTCAAGGCGAGCCATTCCGGGCACGGGCCTACCACAACGCCGCCGAGACCATAATGGCGTACACCAAGCCGATCACGAACCCAGCCCAACTGAACGGACAGCCGGGTATCGGGAAAACAATAATGACCAAACTAGAGGAGTATGTGGCGACCGGGAAGCTGAATGCGATCGAGAAGTACCGGGACGATCCAGTGAACGTCCTGACCAAGGTCTACGGCATCGGCCCGAAGAAAGCAAAAGACTTGATCGCAAGTGGAATCGACTCGATCGAGAAACTGCGAGAGAACACAGCCGGACTCACTGCCGCACAGAAGCTAGGCGTACAGTACTACGAGGACATCAACCAACGCATCCCGCGCGCAGAGATTGACACCTACAAGGGAGTCTTCGAGAAGATATTCAAGGAAAGCACACCCGCTGGATCCAGGTTCGAGATTGTCGGCTCATACAGGCGCGGTGTGAAGTCGTCCGGCGACATCGACATCATCATCACAAACGAGGAGAACAACTCCAAGGCTTTCACTGACTTCCTTGACGCCCTTGTCAAGGACAACGTGATAACACATATCCTGTCGAAGGGCAAGACCAAGAGTCTCACCATCGCACAGCTCCCTGGGAAGCCTGCTAGGCGAGTGGACCTTATGTACACTCCTCCAAGCCAGTACGCATTCGCCATCCTGTACTTCACCGGGAGCAAGGCGTTCAACACCGTCCAGAGGCAGCGCGCCCTAGACCTCGGGTACACGCTAAACGAGCACGGATTCTCGCATATGCGCGATGGGAAGAAGGGCACGCCTGTCCAAGGAGAGTTCCCAGATGAGGAGTCGATCTTCAAGTTCCTCAAGATGAAGTACAAGTCTCCCGCTGAGAGAATTGACGGCCGCTCAGTTGAACCAGCTGACGCAGAACCAGCTGCTGCAGAACCAGCTGACGCAGAACCAGCTGACGCAGAACCAGCTGACGCAGAACCAGCTGACGCAGAACCAGCTGACGCAGAACAGCATGCTCAGGTGATCCCTGATCCACAAGACCTTGGAAAGACGGAAGCGCTCCAGATGAAGCAAGCAGCCGATGAGTCTCCGAAGAAGAAGGTCAAGAGGGTGACCCTGAAGAAGAAGCCCGTAGTGCCATCCGCGAACCAGTTCGATGAGTTCAAGAAAGGAGGGATCGGCTTCCTGAAGACGCAGACCGAGGCGCAGCTGGTTGCGATGATCAAGACCGCCGACAATGCCTATTACTGCAATCACGAGCCTCTGCTAAGTGACGACCAGTACGACGTCCTGCGAGGGTACACAGTTGAGAAGTACCCAGCGAATAAGGAAGCGAATGCGGGCCATACTGCGTGTGAGATGGTCGTTCAAAAGAACAAGGTGAAGCTCCCATATGAGATGTGGTCAATGGACAAGATCAAGCCTGACAGTGGTGCACTAGCTTCGTGGGTGGCTAAGTACAAGGGTCCATATGTCCTGTCCTGCAAGCTTGACGGCGTGAGCGGCCTCTACACCACTGAAGGAGCTAAACCAAAACTGTATACACGTGGAAATGGCATAATCGGACAAGACGTAAGCCATATGATCCCATTCCTCCAACTCCCGAAAGAGTCAGGCATTGTAATCAGAGGCGAGTTCATCATTCCGAAGGAGAGATTTGAGAGCAAGTACGCCGACAAGTTCGCCAACCCACGGAACTTCGTAGCCGGTGTAGTGAACCAGAAGAAGGTTGATGCCGACAAGTTTGGTGACATCGACTTCGTTGCTTACGAGGTGATCAAGCCTGAGATGAAACCATCAGACCAGATGGCTGCCTTGACTGGGATGGGTGTCGAAGTAGTACGCTTCGCAGTAGAGAAGAGCGTGAGCAATGAGCTACTCTCAGAGCTACTTGTGGACTGGCGCGACAGCTACAAGTACGAGGTCGACGGAGTGATCTGCGTCGACGACGCACCCCACCCAAGGAAACGCGGTAACCCAGAGCACGCGTTCGCATTCAAGATGGTGCTCAGTGACCAGGTCGCGGAGGTGAAGGTCCTCGACGTGATCTGGACAGCCAGCAAGGATGGCTATCTCAAACCACGCGTACAAGTAGAGCCTGTCACACTGGGTGGTGCCAAGATCGAGTACGCGACTGGGTTCAACGCCAAGTTCATTGAGGACAACAAGATCGGCGTTGGTGCGGTAGTGAAGCTAGTCAGATCCGGGGACGTGATTCCACACATCCTGGACGTGGTCCGCCCTGCTCCAGAGGCGCTTATGCCAAGCGTCCCATACAAATGGAACGAGACACATGTTGATATCGAGCTTGTAGATAAGAGCGAGGACTCGACTGTCCAAGAGAAAGTCATTACCGGCTTCTTCAAGGGCATCGGTGTCGACGGGATGGGTGCTGGAATCGTGAAGCGAATCATCGCAGCTGGATACGACACAGTTCCCAAGATACTGGCAATGAAGGAAGAGGACTTCCTGGGTGTGGAGGGCTTCAAGTCGAAGCTCGCGTCCAAGGTGTACAACGGCATACACGAGAAGCTAGACGCAGCGTCCCTAGCAGACCTTATGCACGCTACAAACATCTTCGGGCGCGGATTCGGTACGAAGCGCTTCAAGGCGATCCTCGAGGAGAACCCAGATATCCTCGTCAGCAAGATGAGCAATGCAGAGAAAGAGAAGCTCCTCGCAGGCGTGAGCGGAATGGCCAAGAAGAGTGCAGCTGCCTTCGTAGAGAAGATCCCGGAATTCATCCAGTGGGCGAGTGATGCAGGTGTCGAAGGCAAGCTGGTCTACACCAGCCCTATCGCAAGTGTTGGCGCGAAGGCGCACCCTCTGTATGGTAAGAAGATCGTGATGACTGGCTTCAGGGACAAAGAGCTCGCCGCGAACATCGAAAAGGTCGGTGGAGAGAACTCCGGGTCGGTATCGAAGAACACCTTCGTGGTACTGGTGAAGGACGTGAACGAAGACACTGGCAAGGCCGACCAGGCACGCAAGCTCGGTGTGAGGCTCATGACACCAGAACAATTCAAGGACGAGTATGGACTATGAAGGTAAGTGACTAAACCAAAAAAATGAAAAATATAAAACCCATTTCTATTTTTCATATACACTGCAGCAAGATGGCAACAAGCAACAATACTAACGCGGTCGGAAACGACACTGTTGCTGACACTAGTGGCAATGCGCTACCTACTAGCACAGATACGCTGACACCGGCACAGCAGGCAGTGCTCGCGGGTCTAATGCCAGCGATGGACAACGACAACCGCGCAGCTGCGCAAGTGATGGCTACGCAGGGACTATCCACAGCCGTACAGTTCATGTTCACTGATCAAGAAACGGGCGGACAGTTGAGCTATTCTGAGATGCGCGCCAGGTACGGCTAAATCACTCATTGCCTACAATCACGGAAGCGTGACTAAGAAAAAAGTTGGTACCCTTATGGAGGCGTCTAAGCAAATGTAAATTTTTTACATAGTTTGAAAGTCTCTCAGGATTTTTGGATTTTTGGACCCTCAGATCTTCTTTTTCTCAGGGGTCTTTGAAACTACGTTTTTTTTTACATTTGTTTAGACAACCTAGGGACGAAGTCCAAGAAAATTCTGAAGGCATGTAGGGAGTTTATGTAGGGCGAAATCGCGGCAAAAAGAGCACTGAAAAAAGTGCACTATTTCAGCTTAAAAGCTTTTCTGTCATGTTGACATAATGTTGACAAATGTTGACGCTTGTGCAACAAAAGTTGCAGAAAAGTTGCAAATTTTTCGATGCGAGAAATGTGACTATGCTACGTCTAGAAATTCATCGTGGAACAAACATTGTGAGACCAAGCGACACAAAAAAGTTGCAAATGTTGACAAAATGTTGACAAATGTTGACGCTTGTGCAACAAAAGTTGCAGAAAGGTGCCCGACAGCCGATGACTCGAGTGATGTAGGCATTACACGCCACGTTTGTGCTTGTGGAAAAACCTACGCACACCGTCAGAGTCTGTCTGTACATAGGAAGACGTGTACTTTCTCTCCTGTAGAGGCGAGCAGTCCAGCTGCAGCGCCTGTCTCACAAGGAACGAGTCAAGATAGCGACATGAACCTCAAGGCTGCAACTGTGTTGTATGAGACAGTAAAACTGCTCACATCTTCTGGAGCGCTAGGTGGAGGAAACGGGAATAGTCATTGTAACATAGTAGGTCAGAACAATGGAGAGACACAGATAGAGTTCCAAAACAATGGCAACAACTTCAACATCCAGCTGTTCCTTGATAAGGACTGCCAAAATGCTGTTTCCATACAGAACTTCATCAAGACGCTGGCAGTAACAGTGAATGAACTTTCTCTCTTGAAGAATGATGAACCTAAGATGATAGAAGGCGTGATCAGGAAAGGGTTAGAGGGAATGCCTGTGACTACTCGACCTATGCACGCACACAAAGAAGATTGGTATGTGAATGATGAGACAGAGGGTTGGGAGAAAGATTCTGGAGAGAAACTCGTTACAACTGTGAAGTCTGGTATGTCGAGACCTCTAACAGCGCTTGCAGCAGAGCAGTTGCCGAAGTTTCAGACAAGTGAGACGCAAAGCCGCCAGTACGCCGAGACAATGCAGGCATCTCTAAGAGACCCATCAAAAACAACAATCAAAAAGGTACTTACAGGATTGAAAGGCGATTGCGATGTGGGTAGCAAGTGAGATGCTTACAGAGACTAAACGTAACGGGCATAAATAAAGTTCGTAAGATAGTCTAAGACACTATGAAGTGCACCGCGTTCCTACTCCTACTCTCCCTTGCCGCGAGCGCAGTCGCTCAAGAAGGACACCGTTACTGGGGTTCCTTCACCAACTTCATTAAAGAACATGGAAAGACATATGCAGACGAAGATGAGATGATGTCCCGCTACTATGTGTTTAGCGACAACGTTGAACGCATCTTGGAGCACAATACGAAAGGATATGCCTGGAAGATGGCAGTGAACAAGTATGCCGATATGACACACGAGGAGTTTCGTGAGCACGTACACCAAGGATGCTTCCTGCACGGGGACTCGGTCCACAATTCGCTTAGAATGGCCCCTAAGTGCTCGAAGTTCGTTGGGCAACCCAGCAGCTCCGTTCCTGAGTCACTCGACTGGCGTGAGAAAGGCGCAGTCACTCCAGTTAAGGACCAAGGACAGTGTGGGAGTTGTTGGAGCTTCTCTGCAACAGGTGCAATGGAAGGAGCCTGGCAGATCGCTACCGGGCAACTTGAGAGCCTCTCGGAACAGCAGCTCGTTGACTGCTCGTCCAAATATGGAGATCTTGGTTGCAACGGCGGTCTTATGGACAACGCTTTCCGTTATGCTATTGACAATGGTATGTGCACTGAGGAGGAGGTACCGTATGAGGCAAAGAAGGAGACTTGTGTTTCCTGCACTGCTGCTGTGTTCATGGATGGCTGTGAGGATGTTACTCCGAACGATCAGGAACAGCTGCTCTATGCGGTAGCGAAAGGACCAGTTTCTATCGCTATCGAGGCAGACACCCGCTATTTCCAGCTCTACTCCAGTGGGGTCCTTGACAGCCCTTCTTGTGGAACAAGTCTGGATCACGGTGTATTGATCGTTGGTTATGGCGCTGACAGTGGAACCCCTTACTGGCTCGTGAAGAACAGCTGGGGTACCGGATGGGGCGACCAAGGGTACGTGAAGATCTTGCGAAGCAACAGTACCAATGATGCTGGTGTCTGCGGGATTGCAATGCAACCATCAGTTCCTATCGCTGATACTTCGCAGGTATCTGCATACGGACTGAAACCGAATGTGCCTTGCGCAGCCAAGTGCGAGAAGGCTGGAGGGAGTGTAGTGGACCAAGCAAAATGCTACAAAGATTGCACTACAGCAGTGATGGTAATCTAAATGGCTAACAGATGATATCGTGTACTCAATACACATTATCGTCTTAATCTTTGGCCTCTTCGAGGTACTTTACGAATGATGCTGCCGATGCGCAAGTTTTGATGGCCTTAACAATCTCGCAAGGTGCCAATTTCGTGTCCTTCAGATGTTCTACCTCAGAGTCGTGCAAGATCTCGCCGGTATGCGCAGTGAAGATCTGCTGTATGGTATGCACACCGACTCTTCCCATCTCCTTCTCGATGTCCACGCGTCCAGGACGCGTGAAAGCAGGATCGAGCTTATCATAGTGATTGGTCGTGAATATGAGCATACGACCTGTATTTTCACGAATTCCATCGAGAAGATTCAGCATAGTGTCGAGAGTGATGTTCGGTTTGGGTTTCGACTTAGCAACGAGAGCTTCAGCAGCCTTTTTGAGTTCTGCAGGATCAGTAGGTAGATTCACCGGGCCATTGACTGACATGTTAGAGAAATCCGACACATCGCTGCCAGTATCATCCAGATCGCGTGCGAGAAGATGCTGCTGACAGTCGATGTCTTCGAAGCATATGATCTTGTCTCGAAAACTTAGTACTTCACCGGTCTTCCGATTGTACTTTTCACAGAAATACGCGTCGAACAGCTCATCTTCACTAGATACCTTGGAAAGGGGAATCTCAATGATGTGGCGGTTCGTTAGGTTAGCCAGGGCCTTGATCATCGAGGTTTTCCCAGTGCCAGGTGGACCGTGTAGAGCAATCCCACACGCATACGCGTGGCCGTGCGATTTGTACCACTCCTCGCCATCAGTGAAGGCCTGTATCTGCGACAAGAACTCGGTTTTTCCATCGAAGTGCAGGTTGTCAAATGTGCGATTAGATTCGAATTGTGTTTCACTCCATACGGGGGTTCCGTCATCGAATGACCTGAGCCTGTAAATGTACTTCTTACCCTTCCTGGCTTCTGCAACTTCCCGCAGATATTCGTCCGTGATCTTGTTGATGAAGGTACATAGCTGTGTAGGTGTGAGCGTGTAGGATGACAGCTCGATCGTGTAGTTATCGACAGTCATTGGTGTGTCGTTATCGGTCCGTTCGGTGCGCATACGAGTACGCATCCATACGTGCTCAGTGAGACGGAAGTTAGTGTTGACAGCAGGGATGTACTTCATTATGGCGGAGGAGTCCTTGCTTGTTTCTTTGTTGTCATCGTCATTGTAGCATCCCACGTCGACATGCCCAGTGAAGTCTTCTGTAAGATTCCTCAGGCCATAAGGACATGTTTGGAGTGCATATCTGGTGAGTGCTTTGAGAGAATGTGGGATAACAGATGTTGTGCTCGATGCCCACGAGTTGGAACGTCTAGCTGAAGTACCGTGTATTTCGATATGAGCTGTGCAGCGCCGTCTGTATGTAGTTGATAACCACGCGTCGTGCCACGTGTCCATATCGAGCTCATGCAGTGCACATATTACACGATAAAGAAATAGTGCCACCATTAGCAGGCTTGGATACGAACTAAGAAGGTTGGCGAGAACATTGCCTTTGAAGCTTTCCATCACCATCGAGTTGGTGAATATATCCATACTAGGCACTACATAGGCTGAGGCTTTAAACCGCTTCACGCGGTGAACTCGAACTGGACCACATCTTTCAAGTTGGTTTTCAGGTACTTATACAAGTTCTTCCTGATACGATTATGGCACTGCTCCCTTGTGAAGTTACCACCGAGGACCTTCTGAAGTTTCGTCGTGTATTCGACGGCGTAATCGTCTCGCTCCATTCTGTGACGGTTATCCTCTTGCCACTTAACGAAGTGGCCCATCAGTTCCTTGCATACCCTACCGACCTGTGCTTCGAGAGCATCTACAGGCATCGTAATCCATCCGTCTTCGGTCTTGATGAAGAAGGTGTTGTCTTTCTGATCGAAAGCCCGGATCGGAAGACGCTCCTCCGACTCGAGTGGAAACCATTGACGGAGGATGTGTGTGACACCCTCGACGTGATCGTATTTCCACACGAGTTCAAGGTCATCATCCGTGACGTGCAGGCTGTGCACGTGGTCATCGAACGTTTGAACGTCGCCATATGTATGGTCAAGCCATTCGGCTACGTGAAGTCGTTTCTTTCTGATCGCAGCCCACTTGGAAAGTTCATCGACTTTCCGCTCGAGTTCCTCGTTGCGTCTGGCTAGGGTCATCATCATCTCGTACAGCGCGCGTACGGATGGTGTGTCAGAACATTTTTCTAGCTCATCGGCACGCTCAGCCTTGCTCTGGCGCAGGAGCGAGCAAGCCGATATATGCCGGTCGTAGTATATTTTGCGCTTGTAGCTTCTCTCGCAGTTTGGACAATGGAACGCAGTAGGGACATCCATGGCTCGTGTTAGATGTGATATATTGGAGACGAACTTGTCAATTTTGCAGATAAAAATGTGTGTTATCTATATACGATGTCTTATCTAGCTGGATCTTGTGATTGTTCGGGTGTTCCAATCTCTAAACTGCAGCCGCTGCCAGCGCAGTGCAAACGGTGCAATGGTACGGAGAACCTGGCTGCGACTCAGGAACAGCGACAGCGCCTTATATGGAACGTGGCCCGTGCGCCATCATCGCTATATGTGATGAACTTGGGGGCACAGAACGTCGTTGGAGGCGTGTCCAACGAACCACTGGCCGTGAATGGTGGTGTGAACTGGAACCAGATGAGCGACCGCGCGGTACCGGGTGTGGTGCCAGGAACGATGAACGTGCCTAGATACCGCACCAGGATCATCCCTGGGCAATTGTCTGCGCCTGGCTCAGGAGTCGATGTCAAGCATGACAGCTATGCGAGGTATCTCGCACGCAAGAAAGCGCCGAATATGCGCACGAAGAAAGCTACGCCGTTGCCAGCGCCAATACAGGGCAACAAGCAGTATGTCCTTGGCTTCGTTGCTGGGTGCACATGTGCCAATTAAAATGTCTGCGTATACTAAGGTATGCCTCAGAAGTTATCAATGGTTTTCTCTGTAGCCGCGCCACGTCCGACGACGAATGTCGCGCCGCAAACTACAGCTGCTCCGGCGCAGCTAGGTACCAACTTTATGGGTCTCAACGAACTTAGCAACGCGAGAGGCTGCACAGCATGTGGAAGAGGCTAAGTTCTTCTGAATAAGCTTAAACAAGAATGCGTAGGCCAGTTAGGCGATGACAACTAACTGGCATGCGGCACTATCAAGGGTCCAGGCTGAAGGGCTTGGTATGTTTGTGAAGAAAAATACTGACTACGGAAACGCGTTCGAACGACATGGACTCGTTGGACTTGTGATGCGGGCAGGAGACAAGCTTGCACGCTTGGAGCAGATTTCGTCACGCGGTATTCAGCTTGTTGACGACGAGAGTCTACGCGACACACTGATGGACCTCCACAACTACGCTGGAATGGCGGTGGCGATGATGGACAACGAGAATATCAGCAAGAAATGCACTAAGATCAAGAACGAGAACGTGATTATCAAGAAAGAGGACCAGAACGCGTGTGTCGCCGACATGGCAGACGAGTGCGGGACGAACGGAGGAAGTGAGGTGGAGGAGCTCGAAGACGTGCTTGAGATACGTACGTTCGAATCTGCAAGCAAGCCAGGTACATTCCATCAGACAGAGAGATGCGAGAATGGATTCAGGTGTTCGTGTCTAGGTTTCGAGCACCGTGAGTGGTGCAAGCACTGTGAGATCATGAAGGCTTCGCGCGAGCCGGTTATTGTGGATAGCCCACCTAACCAAAAGCGCTGCCGTTCATAAGGGCTCCCCGATCTTTTCTCCTCAGACAACAATGGCTGAGGACTACGTTCTAAAGATCATTCTGATTGGCGACTGCGGCGTTGGGAAGTCGTGTTTGATGTCTAGACTGGTCGAAGGTCGTGTGGTTCCAGAGATGCATGTACCAACGATAGGGGTAGACTTCGGAGCGTTCCGTCTATCGTCGCAGTGTGGACATAGCGTAAAATGTCACATCTGGGATACAGCAGGCCACGAGCGTTTTGAGGCTATAACTCGATCGTACTACAAAGGTGCGTGTGGAGCGGTGATGATGTTCGATGCATCGTCGGTGCATAGCTTTGAGAACATACGCAGGTGGCGGCGGCTAGTGGAAGCAGAGTGTGCGCCTGGTACAGCGATGGCACTGATTGCGAACAAAATAGACAAGGAGCGAGAGGTTGCGCACGATATGGCTCATGCATATGCAGCGAAGCACAGCATGTCGTATATCGAGATGTCGTTGGTGAGCGGTGTGGGAGTTACCGATGTTATGCCTGCTATTGTAGAGCAGGTTATGCTGCACATAATTAGGCCTGGACTTACGCACGCAGGCGTAGTTGAGAAATCAGGACGCGCTCGATCCATGTTCAAGGCCCCGGCTGAGAAACCAGGGTGTTGCGTAGTCTCCTGATTATGATACGTCCTTGTGTTTTGCTGCGGCATGTACACACATCTCCGTTAGCGAGCGCTTTCACGATAGTGCTGTGGTTCAGACCACGCTCCGTAGCTGCTTCTCTGAGAGTTGTATGCAGCATAACAATTCCGGTGCTATCTGGATCTATCGATGTGTAGTTTGCGTCCACTACATACCGGACCGTTTCATCTAAATCTGTCATATGATATGATACAATTTAGATGTACCACTTAAGTCATGTTGACATTCTTGTCAATCTCGTTCTAGAGAAAATATGAAAGCAGAACCAATTGGTGGTTTCGTGACGCGACATCTTTCGTTAGGGTCGACCTTCGGTTGGATCCCTTTAGATATGACGTCTTCGTAGTGCATGTACTCATGTTCATCTATGTGCCTCGAGTACAAGCATCTGTGGTAGGCGTCAACGTACAATGGGAATGCGATGTGTTTTGGTATGTGTATTCCGTGTGTGGCTATTACCCACAATTCCCCACACGAATGCCTACCTGTCCTAGGTGGCGGTATAGACCTGATATAGCTTGCCTTGGCCCACCAGAAGTTGCCTGAATAATGCCATATGGCACAATTATTGTAGTACGAGAGGTGATGGCCTACAAGAAATGGTCCAGCGGTCTCATATGTCGATAAGCGTCCTACAGCATCTCGGTACCTGTCTATCGTGAAATACTCGCATGCCTTCGCCCATGAATGGGCTGGTGCGTGCTCCGGATGAGACTCACCCTTGTTGTGCATGTACAGAACTGCAGCCCCGTCCGCCTCTGGAGTGTTACACCAAGTGTGCATTAGTGACGTAGTAATCCTCTCGTTACCTGACTCAGCTACCGCTGCAATTTCGAATTTAGGATTAGCCAGTATTTCTTCACAAGGGAAAGCAGACCTAGACACGTATCCGATGTATACCTTCTCCACTGCCGCAACCAGTCCACTGTCGCTTAGTCGTTTGTGCTGGCGTCGTATAATATTCATAGCTGTACTACGTCTCCTCTGATCTGTGTCTGATATGTAGATATGCCAAAACACATATAGCTTATGCATTTGTACTAATGCAGTAGAAAGAACAACGCTACTGAACGTGACGTCTTGCGTTGAACTGCTATCTCACTTAAAAAAAACATCCTTGGGTAAGTATAATGGATAACCTCAATCTTGACGTTGATACGTATTCTACTGATGACTTGAGACGGCTATTTGCACTTCGTGATGGCTACAAATCGACAGATGTTGATCGAGAGAAGGGGAAGCTATTGGGACAACTCACTGCTATGTCGTCTGTCCAAGCGGATAAACGGATGCAGATCAATTTCTTCATAGACAGTGCTGCCGGTAGGCTCAAAGCCCTTGGCGGTAAGAAAGACGACGACGCTGGTACGTGGGCACAGAAGTACAACACAACGATCGAAGAGGGTTCTCACGTCATCATAGAGAACCCGAATGTGGCGGCGGGCAGGAAGGCTTCGATGACAGATGGACGGCTTGCCGGCGGAGATAATCTCCCAGCTGGATATCTGAACCCCATCAACGTTCGCTCGATTGCTCGTGGTCTCAATATTGACTCCAGATTCAGGGAGAACTACTTCTCTACGGTCTCGCACGACTTCGTTGTCAACATACCAGACCCATACCGTAAGGTGACGACGATGAGGATTGGCACTATTGACATGCCGATGACGATGTACTCTGTGACCAGGGCGAATGGAGACACTGGGTTCATTATCAAGACTACGACGCTCGTGTCCCTTGCAGGTAAGACGCTGTACACACTCGAGCAACCATCTGAACCAAAAGAGGTTGCTATTCCGGCCGGTCTTCAAGGGGCTCTTGCGTGGTTCGTCGTGATTCCTGATGGGAACTATGAGATTGGGTGGCAGGGAAATAGTAATGCCGAGGACATCGTTGTTACAATCAACAATGCGATAGCGTTAGCACAGGGTGGATATGTAGATACAAATGGCAGATTCCTGATGGATCCGACGGTAGCGCACCTCGATCCTACTCAGGACATATGCTATAGTGTAGACCGGGCATCTGGAAGGAGTATTTTTGCCACACCTTCCACAGCAACGGCACCATCGAGCCTTCTTAATCCAAATTTCGAGCTAGTGTTCGGTGTTGACCTCGCTGGTTCGCTTGAGCTCGGCGTGACGTTGCAGCTCAAACTAGGATGGAAGCTAGGGTTCAGAGCTGGCGTGTACATCTCCAATGATGCCAGTAACACAGCCGGTGGATCGGCAGTCACATCTGAGGGAGTCTGCCTTGTATCACCACCTAGATACATATTTATTGCAATAGATGATGGTCAGAAAAGTCAAGGGACAAATCTGTTAGCAGCATACACTCAGTCGTCACTAGACAGCAACATCATGACACGGGTTAACTGTGCCGCGACGATGGATAGCACAGGAGTGTTCAAGTGTGCGAGCGACGCCGGGTTGAGTAACCAGCTGAACAGAACTCGTGAATACTTCGGACCAGTGGACATCGCGCGGCTCCACATTCAGCTACTGGATGAGTACGGTCGGCCAGTGAGTCTCAATTATATGGATTGGTCGATGACTCTTGTATTCGATCAACTATACGACTAAAAAGAATTATCTCAGCTGAGAAGGCCCTAACTTTCCATCACTGAGGCGTAGTACCGTTGAACCTTCTTGTTCACCTTGATCTTTTTTGGGTCGAACGCACTCAGATGCAGACCATCCAGTGACTTCACACGGGACAAGGCTACATATGTCTGACCACACTCGAATATGTTATGCCCGGCGTCTATCTCGGCAAGCTCGAGTGTGACACCCTGTGCTTTATGTATGGTAATCGCCCAGGCGTGTATGAGTGGGATCTGTTTCACGCCGACCCACGGGTAGTTCTCACTGCTCCACACGTGGTAACCGATGATCCGTTTCTGTCCGTCTTTGAAACGAACCATTGGCAAGTCGCCGACGAAGTTCTCCACGATCCCTTGGCTGCCGTTCACTATCGCGACCGGACCCTCCATATCGATATTCGCGATGCACATCACCTGCGAGCCGACTTTGATGATGACTTCTTTGTCCGCCATCACATTGTTCCTAAGAAGATCATATTCGCGCTCAACCAAGGCTGGGTCTGTTCGGCCTATGGTCCGCCTCTGGACTTCTGTGAGGCTCTCTCTGTCATCAACGTTGTCCATTCCGTATGTTCTGAATTCCGCGTCTCCAAGCCTGTCGAGCTCCAGCTTGTTGATCCTGTCGGCATGGCGTCTGAGCGGCATCAACATCGTCGGTTTGATGTCGCCGTCGCACGGTGCTGAGATGCGGGTGCATAGGAGGTCGAACGAACTCCGTTTCATCATTCCTACGCGTATCTCGTTCAATGCCTTCACGTACCCAGGGTCCTGTTGTCTGAACATCGTCTTCAGTTCGACAGTTGCAGACATCGTCTCTTGCCACATCGGACTCTCGAAGCAGAACGCAGCAGTGTCTGGTTCATCAAGGTCACCCACCGGTGGGAGTTGGTAGAAGTCCCCAGATAAGATGACTTGTATTCCACCGAATGCCTCCTGAGGTGTCTTCCGTGCTAGCTTCCCAATGCCGTCCAATATCTCGAACAGTTTCTTGGACATCATGCTCACCTCGTCAATTATCAGCAAGTCAACCTTTCGCCAAGGTCTACTCTTATACTTGTGCTTCCCAATGCGCTTTATGGTCTCAGCTGGCGGTCCGTTGGCAAGGCCGATCCCGGCCCATGAGTGAACAGTTTTCGCGCCACATTCTAGAAGAAGCGCAGCACACCCTGTCAGCGCACAGACCTGGACTTCTCTCTCGTTTGCTTTTGCCCATTCAACGATCTGTCTAATGAGGTGGGACTTCCCGGTCCCTCCTGGGCCTGTTATGAAGACATTTGATCCAGATTGTACGAGCTCAAATGCCTTTTGTTGATCTTCGGAGAGTGATGCCATATTGTTTGAGACAATTGTAGAAACGCATCGACGCTCAATTTTCCGATATAACGGTCACTTACCATGTGCGAGTGTATTTCAGTAGATTCGAGGCGTTATCATCGCCCGTCGTGAAGAACAATGGTACTACCGAGCCATCTGTTGGTGTGGCAACGGTTCCAGCCGGCAGAGTCGACTGTTGACTACCAGCAGGGTACAAGAACCCATTTGCATCTGTATTAGGGTTACCCGGGTAGTAGCTTAGGTAGCCGTAGATCTTGGGTTGGAACCCAGGTTGAGGGGAAGGATCATAGCCATCTGCGTAGCCATTGGCTGGCGCTGCGATACCGCTATCCTGCGACGGCACTTTGTTGCCATTACCGCTTACAAGCGTGTCTGATAGGTTGTACTCACCAACAAGGATCCTGACTTCGCCGGCTCCTACACCGTAGATCGTCTTCAAGGACTCTAATGTTGGCGTCAGTGAAGCCATCAAATTGTA